CTAGAGGGGTACGGTTTCTGCCTGTACCAATTTTGTACCAATCAGGCTTTGCTCAAGCTTCCCGACTTCACTCCAGTCTTCACTGGAGTTGATCCATCGGGCGTAAGTCGTCAGCAGCATTTGCACGCTGTGACCGAGCTGATTAGCGATGAACCCAAGGTTCATGCCTGCCATTAAGCACATGGTAGCGTAAGTGTGGCGGCAGTTGTATTGCCGTCTGGCCCTGACCTTCAGCGCGACCAGTGCCGCCTTGAAGTGCTTGTCGGTCACGCTGGCCTGTTGAATGAACTCGAAGTTCTTGGTAGGCGGGAAAACGTAAGGCGACTGTTTATGCTGGCGCCGGCTCTGTTTCGCCCTCAACTCGGCCACGCTCTTGGCCTCCTCAATCGCATTTAGCGCCCGACTGTTCAGCATGACTCGCCGTGTTTCACGCGTTTTCGTGCGCTCCTCGATCTTGTAGTCAGCGACGATTCTGCACACGTTGGCGACACGCCCCTCCGTATCCACCTCATCCCAGCGCAACGCCGCTATCTCCCCAGGCCGCATACCGGTATAAAACGCGAACTCAAAGTAGGCCGCGTAGACCCGCATTGAACCGGTCAGCACCTCATAAAGGTGCCCGATGATCAAATCCGCCTCCGCTACTGTGAAAGGGTCCACCGGTTTCTTCGCCTTCACAGGCAGTTCAATTGAGCCGACCGGGTTCCTGGTGATCAGTTCATCGTTCACCGCGCATTCGAACATTGTATGCAGCCGCTGGATCGCCGATCGTTTTACCGTTGGTGACTTCCAGGGTGTCTCGCCTACGATTTTTCGGATCATTGCCGAACTGATCTGATCTATTGGTAGCAGCGCCAGGTGCGGCATCCAATATAAGGTGAGGGATATCCGGTAGTTTTTCCGAGTGCCCCCCACGACCTCCCGGCTATCGAGCCAGGTCTGGGCGTAACCGCCGAACAGTGGTGTGGCGGAATAGGTGGAGTAGGTGGAATTTGGGAATAGCTCGGCGTACCGCTGATCGTCCATCACGCCGTGCTTGATAAGGCTTATTACCGTAGCACGTAGATCGGCTGCTGCTTTAACGCCTTTTGGCGTTTGGGAATAGGCGAGGGTCTCGCAGCGCCGGAACTTCCATGTGAAGCGAATGCGGACTGACTGGCCTGCGAATTCAACTCCGGCGGGCAATCCCAAAGGCTTTCTAGCCATGCCTCATATCTCCTGATGCTGTAGTAAATCTGACCATCGATTTCGTTCCACACCCCTTTCGGGATGATGTTGCGCTGGCGCTTGCCCTGGAGCGCGCGCCGCGTTGTCCCGACCATCTCCGCGAAGTTCTTCTCAGCGATTTTGTCGGACAGGTACTCGACGGGTATCTGCTCTGCTGCTGCCATAACTACCTCCCGCCGCCCGCGGTGGGCCGCGCTGTCTTGATGATGTGGATGACCAGGCCGAAGGTGATCAGCATCCAGGCACAGGTGCCGGCGAATGCGTACAGGAGGTCAGATATCTCTCCGTCCATGACCAGTCCGGGGCCGATCCAGAAGATCCAGCAACTGGTGCCGGTCAGGTACAGCAAAGCGCCCAGCAGGATCAGGGTGAGTTTCGTTGCGAACATGGGGTGTCCTTGCCGCGCTGGGCGGCAGAAGGTGGGTTAGCGGGTGGCTTTGGCGATTACCGCTTCGGCGTGGGCAAGGGCCGCGTGGTACTTGTCGAGCCTGGCGGCGCCGAGTTTCGCCAGGCCGACCAAGTTGGATAGGCTTTCGAGCAGCTCTTCCTGCATCGCACGTTCCTCCCGGCCGATGTCCCAGAAGCGCTGGCCCCAGTGATCTGCCGGTGGCGGGTTGGTGTTCTGGGCACCCATGGCCAGGGCTCCGACAATTGAGTCGCACAGATCGCGCTTGTAGGCGTTGTCGCCGTCGATGCTCAGGCCCCGCCGGCGAAGGGCGCTGACCACCTCGTTTTTATCCAGGCCCTGATCCTCGAGGACAATGTCCCGCTCTGGCTCGCCCGGGGTGCAAATGATCAGGGCCAGCTTGGCGCCCGGCAGGCAGTACCCGCTGAGTTTGACCAGGGCATCGTTGGCGGCCTGGTGGAATCGCTGAAGTGCAGACATAGGAATACCTCGCCCGCCGCTCACCGGCAGGCACATAGGGAAGTGGAGTAATGGCCTTTGGCCTAGATGTCTGATTCGTTTAGATAGGTGTACAACAGGTATTCAATCCAATAAGTCGCCAGGAGGGCACGTGTCACATCAACTAGATATTCCGATTACTTACGCGTATCGGGGTCACACGATGTTTCTCAAGTTCGACTGGCGGCGCCCGAATGATGATGCGCCGCTGTCTGCGAAGATCATCGAGCCAGCGCCAATTGATGGCCTGGGCGAAGTCGCTGCCGAACTGACGGGGCCGTGGCCTGACTACCCAGCTGCCCTCAACGACGCGATGGCGGCAGCTGATCGGTGGGTTGACAGCCAGTTGCCTTGATCCCGCTCAACGGCAGGCATGTAGGGGGATTGGGGTTAGGCTGTTGCGTCGGAAGCTTCTGGGGACTTCTGCCATTCGATGACATCGGCGCCGAAGTCAGTGCGGGTGAAGTCGATAGCGCCGAATTGCCAGTGGTAGGTGAAAGGTAGTTGGCCGTGGCCGCGTTCGCATCGAGCCAGGATCGTCCCGCAGGAAAGGCGTAGATCTATCGTCTGGTGGCCTGGATCTTCATCTGGCTCAGCATCTTCCCAGTTGCCTCTGAGCTTTCGTACCGCATCGACCACATCGGCGATTTCAAACTCGCCGCGACTCGATCCGACGATGCCCTTAATCTGGTGGATTCCTGTTTCCCACCGGTCCTTACGCACCACCTTGCCGTCCGCTCGGATTTCGTAGTCCTCGACTTTGGCGTCCCGGAACTCCAGCATCCGAAAATCGCGCTCTGTAACAGGCCTGCTCATGGCCTTGGCCCCTTGTAGATAAAGACGTAGGCGAACCAGAGGGTGGCGATCATTGCGTCACCTTGATATCGACGTCATCGTGAATCCACTCGATATCGAGCAGGTCATCGTCGTCAATCTGCGATTCCCGATGGTCATTGCTTGTCAGCAGCTCCTGCACTTCATCTTCATCGACGTTCTCAATGACCTTTCGGAAGTTCACGACTGCTTTGCCGGTGAGCACGACTGTTCTTTTCATGGGCGAGTTCGTCCTTGCCGCTATAGCGGCTGACTTTGAAGGGGGAGGGGTTACAGATTTTGCGGGTGGAGTACGGATGTACTCCTATCTCGCTTGAGTGCTTCAAATACTCTTCCGCGCATCGCATCAATCGATGAAGACGGTACCGCCCCCGGATCACCTTGGATCGCATAAAGCAGTTCGTTTGTCTGGAGCAACAAGCCTCCCAGCGCATCCGCCTGCTCATCCGCTGCGGCCAGCAACGCTTCAAGCTCACGTACCCTATGCGTGCGCCGTGAGATTGCGGCGTTGAGCTCATCAATTGACTGGTCGGCGGTGTTCAAGCTTATCTGCAGGGCGTCGCGCTCGGCGGTTACCCGATCAAGGTCAGCTTGCGGCGGCACAGGGGCGGCGGCGAGCATGGCGGCCCAGCACAGTTTCGCGCGGAACGCCGCTTGCTGGCAGCCGCTCATTGCTCGGTATTGCTCCAACACTCCCTCATCGGTGAAGCATTCGTCTGGCTCCGACTCAAAACCGTCGATCACCATGGTTTCGGTAGGCTCAACCGGCACCAGTTTCCATTGATTGAGATCGTGACCGGCGGCCAGGCTCGTTGCCGGGTCAGCGTTTTGGTTTTCTGTAGGCATGGGGAGTCCTTGCCGGGCCATGCCCGGGGTGTGGAGTGATTGGATTCAGAGTTGTCGCAGAAGTCGCCTGCCGATCCAGAGAACCACGGTGACGGCCTTGCTGTTGCCGATTGCCTTGTAGCGGGGGCCGTCTGGGCATTCGCTAGCAGGCTTGCCGCGCCAGGGGATCAGGGTGTAGTCGTCGGCCATGCCCTGGAGGCGTTCGTACTCGACTGGAACCAGGCGCCTAACCTGGGTGGGCGCAAGCAGGGCTGGCGGCGGGCTGCATGCGTCCAGAGAGGCTGTGTATTCTTCGTACCACTTGCCAGCCCCAAGAGCCGCCGTGTGGTGAAGCTTGGTCGAGTAAGCAGGAACGATTGGTTGACCGCGCCCGGTACCGTCTTCGCTTCCGTCGAACCCTTCAGCCTTGAGCGTGTGCGTTATGTCGCCAGTGATGCAGACGGCGACCTGGCCGCCGGCGTTTGCATGGCTGCCTGAGTGATTCATGGCGCGCAGGGTAGGGGCGATCTCCCCAGCATCTGCGCCGTGATCCTTGCAGGAGAATGCCAGCACCGCGTTCTCCTGGCCGTTGTTCCGGCCCAGGGCAAAGGCGAGCTTGTTGCTGACGCCGGGGTCTTGCGTGCCATGCACCACAAGCAAACCCGATTCGGCGTCCTGATTGGTTGCGCTGCCCGCCGCCTTTCCGTTGGCGTTGAGTGTGCCTGCGATCAAGTGCCCGGCCTGGGCCTGGTTGTCGTCAGCCCCGCAGGTGCCAACACCGTTCGCTGTCAGTGCAGCTACTGGCTTGTCCTGAACAAAGAACGTCTCGCTATCCAGATCGTTGCGGCCTTCGTGGTGGGTGAGGGTTCCAGCCTTTTCGATTGACCCGGACATCCGCCCCGCGCCGAAGGCCGGGATGCCGCCGAACATCGATACCGCTGGCCCGAAGTCGCCTTCGCAGTTCGGGCAACCATAAGCGCCTAACTGCTCTGGGAAGACGTACTCGCATCCTTCTCCGCACTGGAGCGCAGGGCCGAAAGGAGCTGTTCCGGTAACGTCCTGCCCCTGGCCTCGGCGCGGCGCAGTATCCCGGCGCACGCCTTCGCGCTCAAAAAGTACCTCGGTGGGATCGAATCCGTTACGAGCACTTGCGACAACGAACACACGACGGCGTCGTTGGGCCAGGCCGAAATATTGGGCGTCCAGGACCCGCCACGCGATTGTTCTTTTGGGTCCATACACACAACCAGCGTCCTGCCATTTCTTCCCTGAAGGCTGCAGCTCGCAGTCTTCGCCAGCAAGCGCGCCAAGAAAGCATCCGAAGGCGTTCCCTTTGTCACTGAGGACGCCGGGGACGTTCTCCCAGACGATGACACTGGCGGGCTTTCGCTGGCCGGCGCGAACATAGTCAACTGCATCTGCAAGCTCCACATATTTGATGGTAAGGGCGCCGCGCGGGTCAGTGAGGCCTTCGCGCATACCGGCAACCGAGAAGGCCTGGCACGGGGTGCCGCCGACCAGCACATCCGGCGCCGGAATCTTGCCGGCAAGCACCAGTGCCGCCAGCTTGGTCATGTCGCCGTGGTTGGGCACGTCGGGGTAGTGGTGGGCCAGGACCGCCGAAGGGAACGGCTCAATCTCGGCGAACCAGGCGGCGCGCATGCCCAGCGGGTGCCAGGCCTGGGTCGCGGCCTCGATGCCGCTGCACACAGAGCCGTAGGTGATATCGGGCACGGGTTATCCTCGCGGGCTGGAGTGATTTTGAAATGGACTTACTCGCAAAGCCCGTAAGCGGATGAACAGCTCTTCTGGCTATCGGTACGGGCGATCAGGTCAACCATGTCGAACTGGCGGCCGCCGCGAGCGGTGTTGCTCCAATCGACTATCCGGTCAATGCCATGCGTGACGGCGCTCACCTTGTCATCCGATCTGACGGTGGGGTCGGTAACGGTGGCGAAGAACGTTGCCGCTCCACGCTTACTGGCAATGCTCACCAGCCGCTCCCACTCGCGCACCCTGTCAACTTCCTCTGGCCACCGGGCCGCGATCTGCCGGAGCTCGTCTTTCGCACACATGATGCAGGGCATGCAGCCAACGCGATTGCAGCCTTGCAAGTACAGCGGGTTCGGCTTGATGCCGGCGGCCCGATGAGCCTCGAAGACCGAATCAACCGTCCACTTCAAGATGGGCCGGTAGTTGAACAGGCCGCCTCCAACCTCATCGCACTCTGGTAAGTACTTGCGGGCCGGCGACTCATCGGCCCGAACGCCTTGCCACGACAGCAGCATGTTTTCGCCGTCCATGAGCGGCAGGTATACCTGCTCGATGATTGGGTTGCGCTTGAGCTCGTCGGTGCAGAAGCGGGCTTTGGTGCTGGGAAATCGACCTTTCCACAGGCACAAGTCCAGAAACGGGTTGCCGGTTGGGTGCAGTACTTCCAGGGCGCCCAGCACCACGGATTCCGCCACACCTTTTTCGCGCCATTTCGTTTCGATGAATTTGCGCTTCCCGGCGATCTGCCTGGAGAAATCTGCCTTCACCCAACGGATGGGAACGCCGGTGGCTTCGGCCAGATAGTGGATGTAGTCGTATGTTTCTGGATGCTCATGCCCGGTACCCTGCATCGCCTTGGCCGCGAAGTAGTCGCGCAGGCTCATGCCGGTGTATCCGTCAGCTTTGCCGTAATGCTCCATTGACGCTTCTGGAGCCGGGAAAGCTGGCTCGCTGTTGTCTTTGCTCATCACTCTCTCCATTCGTTGATTCACCTGTATTCGTCAGCCCTCATGCCTCCCGCTGGTTGCCGATGGGCGCGGGGTGAGTGCTGACGTAATAGAGGTGGGGAATGGTGATGCGGAAGGCCGGACGCGATCCCGGCGAGAGCGGACCCTTTCGGGACGACCGCTCGGAGAGGCTAACCACGCATAGCTGGCGCCCTATTAACCTGTGTTTCTCTAGGGCCGCCGAAGCGTTCAACCCAGCTTTCAACACCGCTTCTGCATCGGGGTGTGATCTGCATGACGCTTGTCTGCCTTGCTCTCGCGCTGGCTGGCGGTACTCAGATCACACCCCGATGCAGCCTCTCCCTATACGAGTCTCCCCAAGGAAAGGATCGGGCCAATTTTCGTCTGGCGGACGTGCAAGGAGAGGGTTGATCAGTCGTCGTCGCCCGCTTCGATCATCTTTTCGATGTCGGCGGCGACTGGCTTTTTCCAGTTCTTGATCTGGCCTGTTTCCAGATCGATGTGCAGCATCAAGTAGTCGCCATAATGCTCACCCGGAAAGAAATCCGGAACGTAGCCCGTATAGGCGGCGACTTCCTCGCCCTGGGCGTCGTGCAGAGTTGCGCATACCTGGTCACGGACTTTCATGTAGGTGCGCAGCTCAGTCACATCGACCTGCACCGTTTTCTGCTGATTGATTTGCATGTTGCTGTCTCCTGATGGGCTTCCAAATACCTCCAGGGGGTCTAGAGGCATTTGTGAAACCAGATGGCTACCTGAATCAGCAGGTAGCCATCTGCGCACGATCCAGCTACTGGCTACGGATCGTGGTAGTTCGTCATAGGTGTGATGCAGGGGGCCGCTTTGCGCGGTGTGTAGTGGTCGTCCGCATCGGGGTGTGATTTGGTAGGGATTCGAACCCAAAAGAATTACGTCGATTTCGGCAGCGCTACCCAGCCGACACCACCCCGCACGCAGGGCGCCCCTGATCCGCCGAGGCAAACTCCAAATCACACCCCGATGCGCTCTCATAGAGAGGATCGGGTGGGTTAACCGGATTCGTCCTGACCACCCAGGACCTCAACCATCACCGGTATAGGGCAGTTAACGACAAGCTGTCGTGGCGCTGGTTGTTCAAAGCTCTTTTGGCTCAAGAGCGTATTTGATCTGCAGGTTCTGCTCTGGCGAGTAAGCTTTTGGCGAGAAACATAACGCCAGTGCTGATTGCGACCGCACCATTTACTGATAGAGCCCCAACAATTGCCGGGTATCACGCCGCCGAGCATGCTCTTGCGCAGAAATACAATATTGCGATCGTTGACCCTTGGCTTAAGGTGCTTGATCAGCGGACCGGAAACTGGGGTGCTGGAAATACGACAGACAGCGTGCATCCAACCTTCCCAGCCGCATTAATTGCAAAGGACGATCTAGCGCGGTTCCTCAAGGGCGAGGTATCGCCGCCTGACTTTGCTCCGAGATCAAATATCAAGGGAGTTGACGGGTATACGATATCTGGCGGCAACTGCTTCATGATGACGGATACCAATGCGGACGGAGTGCCTGACGGCTGGCAGCTTGCAGGGACCGCCCTAGGCAGCCTTGTAGATGCGCCGGCGGGGTTCAGAGGTAAGTTTGCAAGGATTACGAGTCAGGCCAAAACCGGCAACCCGTACCTTACTAAACGAATCACCAGCGGCTGGAATGCTGGGGATGAGCTGATGATAAGTTGGGCGATGCAAATCAATGCGGGCCCTGAGCTGCAGCAAGCTTTCGTGACGATTACTAGCGACGGTGTGCAGCAGACCAACATTCTTGGCATGACCAGCCCAATAGAGCCGCAAAGGAGGTATTTCAAGCTTAAGCCGAAAACCCTGAACCCCATCGACTTCTTCTGCCGGATAAATGGCCAGGGGAGCGGGAGCTTCATCAGTATTGGCGAGTTCGAAATATACAACCTGACAGCACTTCTATCGAGGTAGATGCCTCGCTTGAGGGCTCTACTTCATGCAGCGAGGTCGACCTATGGCAAGCAAAGGCGTGAGCCAGTCCGGTAGCTTCGCCGAGAACATTCGTGATTTCGCGGAGCGGGCGAAAGGTGGCATAGACGCGACCATCCGCGAGATCGTGATCGAGATCGGTAGCAGCGTCATCCGCATGTCGCCGGTGGGCAACCCTGAGATCTGGGCTGCGAACGTCATTCACCGTCAGGCGAACACCCGAGCAGCCGATGACTACGACTTCAAAGTTGCAGTGCGCAACACGATCATCAACCTCAACGAGTCGAATTTCACGAAGGCCGGCAAGCTGCGGCGCGGCGTGAAATATGCCAAACCCCTGACCAAGACCGAGCGTGACCAGAACTTCAATGTGAACGGTTTGGTGGCAGGCAGGGACTACGTCGGTGGGCGGTTTCGGGGGAACTGGCAGTTTTCCATCGGTACGCCGGCGGAGGGAACGCTTGACCAGGTCGACCCGGCTGGTGGTGTGACGCTGGCCAAGCTTAAGTTGCAGGTCCAGGCACTTACGGCTGGCGAGACAGCCTACATCGTGAACAATCTTCCCTACGGCATCGCACTAGAATATGGGCACTCCAAGCAGGCGCCCGGCGGCATGGTCCGAATCACTCTGGCCCGCTTCCAGCAGATCGTCGAAGAAGCTATCAGGAATAATCAGGTATGAGCCACAACATCATTTCAGCGGCTTTTGAGTCGCGCTTGCTGGCCTGGGCCAAGGCTCGAACAAAGCCGCTGAAAGTGGTGGTGGAGAACGAGACCTACACACCAGCGTCCAGCGAGACGTACCTGCGGGCCTTCACGCTACCGGCGGTGACTGCCAGTAACACGCTGGGCGGCGACCACCACCTGTACGTCGGCGTGTTCCAGGTCAACATCGTTGCGCCATCCGGCAAGTATCGAACCGAGGCCAGCGGAATCGTCGACGAACTGGCCACACTGTTCCCGGTAAACCTGCGCATCCCGCGCGCAGGCCTGGTAGCCATCGTGCTGACGCCGGCCGGGCCAGGCCCAGGCATTCCTGACGGAACCACCTACACCGTACCGGCCTCGTTCCAGTACCGATCCGACACGCCGTGATAGCTGTGTTTGCATACAGTGGAAGTGGTAAAATGATCGGGCCTGGAGCTGCCAACAAAGCAGTCCGTACCCAGCCACGCCAGACTTAAAGGAGTGCTGGAATGGATCAAAATACCCTAACTGCTGACCGGGTACGCGAGCTGCTCAACTACTGCCCTGAGACTGGGATATTTACCCGAAAGATCAGGACTGCCCAGCGCCATAAAGCTGGCAGCCGCGCCGACTTCCTCGTTACCTCTGGCTCATCTCCCGGATACCACCGTGTATCGGTTGACTCCAAACGATATCAAGCTCACCGAGTTGCGTGGCTGTACGTGCACGGCGTCTGGCCCGCCGAGCAAATTTACCACATTAACGGGGTAAGGTCCGATAACCGGATTGCGAACCTGCGGGTGGCCGATTACACACTGAACATGGAAAACCAGCGGTCAGCCTACCGGAACAACCGAAGTGGATTGCTTGGCGCAATATGGGATCAGCAGTCCTCGAAATGGCGCGGACAGATCGTAGTAGAGAAAAAGAAAATTCATCTAGGGTCGTTTAGTACGGCCCAAGACGCTCACGCGGCCTACCTGGAAGCGAAAAGAACCCTGCATAAGGGATGCACGATTTAACGAACAGCCCGCCATTGAGCGGGTTTTTTTATGCCCGAAGAATCTATATGCGCCGCCAAGAAGCGGCATAGGAGTTGAAATTGTCTTTCAGATTACCCAACGGCGCGACCCTGCAAATCGCTGCAACCTATGGCACTGCGATTCCGGTTACCGCGCTGAGCAACGCCAATCCGGCTGTAGCGACCGCCGCGGCCCACGGTCTGAGCGATGGCGACATCATCGCTGTGACCTCCGGCTGGACCCGCCTTAATGACCGAGCCGCACGCGTAGCGGACAGCCTGACCGGCACCTTCGCCCTGGAAAACATCAATACCACCAACCTCCAGCCATACCCGGCCGGCTCGGGTCTGGGTTCGGTGCGCGAAGTAACCGGTTTCGTTGAGATTTCGCAGATCACCGACGTTGCTACCAGCGGTGGCGACCAGCAGTTCCTCACCTTCGGCTTCCTGGCTGACGATGACGACCGCCAGATCCCGACCACCAAGAACCCGATCAGCATGTCGTTCACCGTAGCGGATGACCCATCCCTGGCTTACGTGCCGGTGGTTGAAACCGCCGACGAGGACAAAGCAACCCGCGTACTACGTCTGAACCTGCCGAACGGCGACAGCATCCTCTACAACGCCTACGTGACCATCACGTCTACCCCGGCGCTGTCCCGTAACAACCTGATGACCCGTGTCATCACGCTGTCCCTGGCTGGCCGCCCAACCCGTTACTCGGCCGTGGTGGTGTAACCCATGGCCAAGATCAAGATCGCGCCAAACCCAACGTTCAAGACCAAAGTGCAGATCCCCCGTGTGGGCGGTGAAGCAGTGGCCGTGGACTTCGAGTTCAAGTACCTGGACCGCATTGCGCTGTCGGCGCTGTTCGACCGCTGGAACGCGGCCCGGGACGCGCACGCCACCAAGGTGCAAGACGAGGGCATGTCCTGGCAGGACGCCACGGTCTCTGAAATCGCGCTGCAGGTCGACCAGCTCAAGGACATTGTCAGCGGCTGGGGCTTCGATGAGAAGCTGTCCGACGAGGCCATGACTGCGCTGGTCACCACCTGCGTGGGTGCGCCTCAGGCAGTGCTGGCCGCGTACCAAGCCGCCTATCAGCCGGCACGCCTGGGAAACTGACCGGCGTCGCCCGCATCCTGTACGAGCAAGGGCCGTCAGAGGCTGACCTGGCGGCCTTCGGCATGACCAAGGCCGACATCCCCGACGAAGAGTACGAGGTCTGGCCAGACAACTGGCCGGCCTTCCTGCTGTTCGAGGCGATGTCTACGCAGTGGCGTGTGGGTATGGGCGGCGCCGTAGGACTGGACTACAACGCGATCAAGCCGGTGGCCAGCATGATCGGCCTCAAGCGCGCTGAGTTGGCGATGGCTTTCCCTGACCTGCGGATTATGGAGGCCGAAGCGCTGCTGGTGATGAGCGAGAGCAGGACGTAGACAACCAACATGACGCGGCATTGCCGCAGGAGATACGCATGATTCAGCCAGACCCGTTTGCCCCTACCATCGCCTGGCGCAGAAACTTCGCCAATCCTGAGCGCGATCCTGTCGAAGTTGATGTCCAAGATGGGCGCGCTGAGTATTTACTCAGCGGCCCTTACCGAATGACCGAGGGCGCTACGATTGAAGTTAGGGAGGGTCGGGTCATTTGGAGTAGCGGTAGAACTCAGCCTATTTGATGTGGCCGAACACCCTCATAAAGTTACCGTCTCCCCGAATCGCTTTGTCGTATACCCGGATTAAAGCAAAGTCCGTTCCCGCCTCGCTCAGAGCAGCAAAGAGCTCGTCAGGCTGGCTCTCTGAGCTAAACGTAAAAAGCCCGAACCCGCTCTGCATTCCGTCTACGGCGAAATCCTGAGCTTTTGTCGAAACCGCCGTGCTTTCAGTAACTAAAACGTAGGGAAAAATGGTTTGCCCTTGGCGCATGTCTTACTCCTTCAATAAACGCGCCGATATTGGCGCTATCCCAGTCCTTGGGCTTGCAGGCGTAGGGCTGGGAAATCCTCGCATGTGGCAGGAGGCTACTACCGGCCGGCGGTCGGGTGTTACTGGGGATTCGTACAGGCGGCTTTGGTGCTTCCTGCGGATGGTGGTAGATTGCCGCTATCTACAGGGAGCTGATGATGAAGCGATTGATGCTGGTGGGGATGATTGGCGCGCTGTTGTCTGCGTGCGGTAATGGCGACATAAATGGCGCCAGAGAAGAGGTTAAGCGCAACCTCAATGACTCGGCATCGGCTGAGTTCAGGGGCGAGAAGGTTTATCGACTTCCAGACAATACGGTTGTATGTGGCGAAGTAAACGCCAAGAACAGCTATGGAGGATATGCCGGTTTCTCCAAGTATGTCGTCGAAGGCGTAGGGACAAGGCCTGTGGCGAAGTTCGGCGAAAACATGCAGACAGACATCAACATTACCTGTCAGTTTGCAGAAACGAATTCAAAGCTAAAGCAGTAGTTCAAGTGAACCCAATGGCCCGCCACTGAGCGGGCTTTTTTGTGCCTGGAGAAAAGTATGACGTCGATTGCTGAGCTCGGCATAAAGGTCGATTCGACGGATGCTGCGCAGGCAAGCTCCGACCTAGACAAGCTTACTGCGGCCGGGGGGCGTGCGGAGAAGGCAGCCGAGGGCGTATCGCGCGGGGCTGACAAGGCGACTGCTTCGATGAAGAAGCAGAAGGACGAGCTATCAGACCTGCTCGGCGAGATTGACCCAACGGTCAAAGCCCTGGGCCGTCTCGACGAACTTGAAACGAAGCTCGCCAAGCAGAAGAAGCTGGGGGCGCTGGACGCCTCGACCTTCAGCGAGTACCAGGGCAAGATCGACCAGTCGCGGGCGAACCTGGGCAGATTCGACGACAGCCTTACTCGTACCGGAAACACGGCGAAGCAAACAGCCGCTGCGCTACGCGGCGTGCCGGCGCAATTCACGGACATTGCCGTCTCTCTCCAGGGTGGACAGGCGCCACTGACGGTTCTGCTACAGCAGGGCGGCCAGCTAAAAGATATGTTTGGCGGGATTGCTCCAGCCGCGAAGGCATTGGGCGGTTACGTTCTTGGCCTGATAAACCCGTTCACGCTTGCAGCCGCAGCTGTAGCTGCACTTGGTCTCGCCTATTACAAGGGGAGCGAAGAGGCAGATGCTTACAACAACGCACTGATCCTTAGTGGCAACGTGGCCGGGACGAGTGCGTCGCAGCTGGCAGTGATGGCTCAGCAGGTCAGTTCGACAATCGGCACAACCGGCGCCGCCGCTGAGGTGCTCGCAAAACTGGCGGGTAACGGGAAGATAGCCAGCGGCAGTTTCGAGCAAATCACGGAAGCCGCGCTGCAAATGGAGCGGGCAACTGGTAGATCGATTGATGAGACCGTCGCAGAGTTTGCCAAAATCGCGAAAGACCCAGTCGCCGCGGCGAAAGAACTCAACGACCAATACCATTTCCTTACCGCGTCTGTGTACGCGCAGATCGTAGCCCTCAAGGAGCAAGGTGACACGGTAGGCGCGGCAAACCTGCTGACTGATACCTATGCCAGCACCATAGCCACCAGAACGGGGCAGATCACCCAAAACCTCGGCTTGATTGAGCGCGGCTGGAATTATATTCGTGACGCCGCCAAGGAGGCTCTTGATGTGCCGCTTTCGATTGGCCGGGAAAAAGGTCTTGCTGATCAGCTTGCAGATGAGCGCGCCAAGTTGGCGGATCTGGAAAAGAAATCAGGCGGTAACAGCATCGTTGCGAGCAGCGCTGCGGTTACCAAAGAGCGAGAACAACTCCAAGAGTCCATCCGCCTTAAAGAAAGCTACATCGAGATCGAAAAGAGACAGAACAAGTACGTCGGCGACCGGCAGAAGATTCAAGACGAAGGCACCGCGGCCACAGAGCGAGCTGATGCTCGTCATCTTGCGACCATGTCCAACGCAGAAAAACGTGCGCTGGAAATTAAAAAGATCAACGAGGACACCGCGAAGATCCGCGCGGCAAACCCCGATGACAAGCGGGTAGACCCAAAGTACGTTGCCCAGCAGATCAAGGACGTAAACGAAAAGTTCAAAGACCCGAAGGGTGCAACAGGATCGGTCGACCTGACCTCGTTCAACGACTCGAAAAACCAGCTCAACGCAGTGCTCAGCTACTACAAGAGCGCTGACAAGGAGCTGGAAGCAGCGCAGAAGGCCGGGATCATCTCGCAAGAGAGCTACACGGCCCAGCGAGTGGCATTGCTCCAGCAGCAGGCAACCGAGGTCAAATCCTCCTACGAGGCCGAGATCGCGGCGCTTGAGGCCGCGAAGGGCAAGGCCGGCACATCGGCAGCCCAGCGCATCCAGCTGGACCAGAAGATCGCCGACGCCCGGGCCAACATGGTCAAGGCTCAGCAGGAATCGGACAGCGAACTGGCGGTGATCGCGACCAATGAACAGGGCAGGCTGAAGAAGCAAGAGCTGGCCATCAAGTCGTACACCGATGCGCTGGACCAGCAGAACGCGGCATTGCAGCGGGCAGGGAGCCGGGCGGCCCAAGGTGTGGGCCAGAGTGACCGCCAGAACGCCATCAACGGCGACCTGAACGGAATCTCTGACCGCGCCAATCAGCAGCGCCTGGACCTGGCCCGCGACAAGGCCGATGCATCAAGGAACATGAGCGCCGAGGAGTATCAGGCCAAGCTTGAGGCGATCAACCGAAGCGAGCGCGACCTGACGCAGACCACGCTCAGCAACTACGAGCAGATGTCCGTGGCGCAAAGCGACTGGCGCAACGGCGCCACTTCGGCCTTCAGCAACTACCTCGACTCGGCGCGGGATGTAGCCGGGCAAACCCGCAGCCTGTTCACCAACGCCTTCAGCTCCATGGAGGATGCGGTGGCCAACTTCGCCATCACCGGCAAGTTTTCGTTTTCGGACTTCACGAAGTCGATCCTTGCTGATATGGCTCGGATTGCTACGCGGCAGGCGGCGTCTGGCTTACTGTCGAGCCTGGCCGGTAGCGCGCTTGGCGCATACTTCGGTGGCGGTGCGGCTGCTGGCGCTACCAGCTTCGGCTCTGACATTGGCGGCGCTATCACCGCCAACGCCAAGGGCGGCGTGTACGACTCGCCAAGCCTGTCGAGTTTCAGCAACCAGGTACACGACAAGCCGCAGATGTTCGCCTTCGCCAAGGGGGCTGGCATCTTCGCCGAGGCCGGGCCGGAGGCAATCATGCCGCTGACCAGGACGGCGGGCGGCGAGCTTGGGGTTCGGGCGCTGAGTGGCGGGGGTGGTAGCGGGGGCGGCGGTGGCAGCACAGAGTCGAAGATGGAGGTCACCATCAACATCAATCGAGATGGATCTGGCGATGCGACTGCAGACACAGCAATGGGCCAGAAGCTGGCCCCTCAGTTCCTCGCCTTGATCCGGACTGAGATCGCAGCAAATGAACGCAGAACGTTGAGCCCCAGCGGGGGCGCAACGTGGCGCGTGATCAACGGAAGATAAGCAGCGGCAATGATTCGCCGTTAAATTTCGGTCAGGGATGACCGGACCTTATCAAGGACGAGTTGCTCAAGCTGGCGATAGGTCAGATCTTTCGCACCCTCATGCTCGAAAGTTACCCCGAAAGTGCCACCTGCCTGCCCATCTGCCATCTTCAGCGAGATTTTTACGCTCCCTCCGATGGTGGTTTTCCCAGTGTCCGGAGAGTCTTCGTAAACGCTTACTTCTGCCAGTTTCATTTTCATGTAATTACCCATTTCCTTGGTCAAAAAAATCATTCTACCCGGAGCGATCATGGCGATCGAGACATTCACCTGGGCCACCCAGCACGGGGAGGCACCTGATATCAAGTATCGGGTGCGTACCTCGCAATTTGGGGATGGCTACAAGCAGGAGGTCGGGGACGGTATCAACAACAAGGTCGATACCTACCCGATCACCCATACCGGCAACACATCGGCGGCGGCGGCCATTATGGCGTTCTTCGACCGCCACCAGGGCGCCAAGGCGTTCCTGTGGACAACCCCGATGGGACAGCTTGGCCTGTTCACCTGCAAAAACCCAACCCCTACGCCCATGGGCGGGGGCGTATTCAAAGTGACGGCGACATTCGAGCGCGCTTTCCACCCGTAAAGGTCAATCCATGTCGATGATCAATGCTATCCAGACTCTTGAGCCTGGCAACGAAGTCATGCTGTTTGAGCTGGACGGCAGCGATTACGGTGCCGATGTCCTGCGCTTTCATGGTCATGCGATACCGCACACGCCTGCCGAGCTGATCGCCGCCGGCGTCGATGCCGACCAGCTTCCGGCCAAATCGATCTGGTGGAAGGGCGAGGAGTACGGCGCCTGGCCCATGCAGTACGAGGGCAGCGAGGCGAATGGTGACGGCACCGCGGTACGGCCGAAGCTGTCGGTCGGCAACGTCAATGGGCGGATCACCGCGCTCTGCTTGGCCTTCGAGGATTTGCTCGAGTTCAAGCTGACCATTCGCAATACGCTGGCCGAGTTTCTCGACGCCGTTAACTTCGAAGGCGGCAACCCCACGGCGGATCCCACCCAGGAATCGATCGAGGTCTGGTATGTCGATCAGAAGACCAACGAGGACGGCGAGTCGGTCAGCTGGGACTTGGCCAGCCCGGGCGATGTCGGCGGCGAAACGATCGGCCGGCAGATGACCACGCTGTGCCACTGGTGCCTAACCGGTGGATACCGGGGCCCGAACTGCGGCTACACCGGCCCCTACGTCACGAAGGACGGCGTGGTTACCGATGATCCAGAACTTGACGTGTGCGACGCCACGCTGGGCAAGGGCTGTATTCCGCGCTTCGGAGAGGGCAACCCCTACCCATTTGGTGGATTCCCCGCCGTCTCCTTGATAGCTCGGAGCTGACCATGCGCAAACACATCATCGCGGCGATCCAGGCGCATGCAGATCAGTGCTATCCGGCCGAGTGCTGCGGCTTGGTTCTGGCCGTGGGCCGAGCGCAGAAGTACTTCCCGTGCCGGAACATTGCCACGGAGCCAAACGAAGAGTTCCGGCTTGAGCCAGAGGACTATGCCGCGGCGGAAGACCAGGGTCAGGTGATCGGTATCGTTCACTCTCACCCTGACGCCACCAGTCGCCCGTCATCGCGCGACCTGGCCATGTGTGAGGCCACGGCCCTGCCATGGCACATTTTGTCCTGGCCAGAGGGTGACCTGCGCACGATAGCGCCCACGGGCAGCACGCCGTTACTCAAGCGACCATTCGTCCACGGCGCCTGGGACTGCTGGCAGGTCTGCGCCGATTGGTACAAGCGCGAGTGGGGCCTTGAGTTCGAATCCTTCCAGCGCGCCGATGGCTGGTGGGAGAGTGCAGACAACGCCAGCCTGTACGAGGCGAACTATGCCGCCGCCGGCTTCGAGCAAGTCGACAGTCCGCGGCGCGGCGACATGATCGTGATGGAGGTGGGCCGCACGGCTCACCCGAATCATGCGGGGATCTACCTTGGCACCGACCCTGCGCTACCAGGCGAAGAGTCGTACACCTTCGGCCCCGGCCCATTCCTGCTGCACCACCTGTATGGCCGCCCGTCAGAGGTGATCGTCTACGGCGGTCCATGGCTCCAGCGCACACGCTTAATTCTTCGACACAAGGAGGCCCGATGAGCGCAATCGTTTATTCCCCGATGACCACGATCAAGCTGTCCGGCTCGCTAGCCCAGAAGTTCGGCCGGCTGCACCGACGCCAGGTCGCATCGGGCGACACATGGGAAGTTTTCCGGGCGTTGAAGGCTACCATTGACGGATTCGAGGCTGAAATCCGGCGTCTTGACCGACTTGGCCTTCGCTTCGCCATCTTCCGCAACAGGAAGAACGCCGGGCAGGATCAGTTCGGCATGGGCGGCACCAAAGAAATTCGGATTGTGCCGGTGGTCGAGGGTGCAAAGCGCGCAGGCCTACTTCAGACAATCATTGGCGTTGTGTTGATCGCAGCATCGTATGTCACTGGCGGCTCGACGCTGGCTACGGGCATCGCGCTTGTGGCTGGCGGGGTTGTCCAGATGCTCAGCCCGCAAGCCGCCGGATTGAAGCAAAGCGCATCGCCAGAGAATCAGCCGAGCTACGCGTTCGGCAGCGCGAAGAACACCACGGCCAGCGGCAACCCTGTTCCGATCTGCATCGGCGAGCGCCGGTGGGGCGGGGCAATCATCTCGGCATCGATCTACGCCGAGGACAAGACATAGACGCAACGCAGCGAACAGGCCGCCCAAGAGGCGGTTTTTTATTGCCTGGAGGAAAGCATGGGCGCAGCACAGAAGCTGGATATTCACGGTGCCAAAGGTGGCGAGAGCAAGCCAAAGTCGCCAGTAGAGGCGCCCGACAGCCTGCGCTCCACCAACGTGGCCAAGATCCTGATCGCCGTGGGCGAGGGTGAATTCGACGGCACTCCAACCGCGCGCGATATCTTCCTCGATAACACCCCGATCCAAGATTCCAGCGGTAATTTCAACTTCACCAACGTCAAATGGGACTGGCGGCCGGGATCTGTCGAGCAGGCCTACATCCCTGGTATCCCATCGGTCGACAACGAGACCTCGCTGAATATCGAACTGCGCAGCGGGACGCCGTGGGTTCAGTCGCTGACCAACCTGCAACTGTCGGCGGCACGCATCCGGCTGGCTACTCCGCGGCTTGCTAGCCAGGATAGCGAAGGCAACATCAACGGCTACACCATCCAGTACGCGGTGGACGTGGCAACCGACGGAGGCGCCTATCAGGAAGTGCTGACGGGCGCGATGTCCGGAAAGACTACCACCCGTTACGAGCGATCCCTGCGTATTGATCTGCCACCGGCAACCAGCGGCTGGCTGATTCGAGTTCGCCGGATCACCCCAAACCAAAACACTGACAAGATTGCTGACAGCCTGTTCATTGCCGGCTACACCCAGGTGATCGACGCGAAGTTGCGCTATCCAAACACTGCGCTGTTGTTCATCGAGTTCGACGCCGAGCAGTTCACCAACATTCCCGCCGTCACCGTGAAGTGCAAGGCGCGCCGCTGGCAGGTGCCGAGCAACTACGACCCTGTGGCCAGGACTTACTCCGGCGCCTGGGACGGCACCATGAAAGAGGCCTGGACCAACAACCCGGCGTGGGTAACCTATGGCATCTGCACCCAGGACCGTTTCGGCCTGGGCCGCCGCATCAAGCCATGGATGGTGGACAAGTGGGAGCTGTACCGTATTGCGCAGTACTGCGACCAGTTGGTGCCAAATGGTGCTGATGGTGTAGAGCCTCGCTTCCTGTGCGACATGAACCTGCAGGGCAAGGCTGATGCCTGGTCACTGCTGCGCGATATCGCCGGAATTTACCGCGGCATGACATATTGGGCGCAGGGTCAGCTGGTCATGCAGGCTGATATGCCTCGGGCGCAGGACATGGACTACGTCTTCACCCGCTCCAATGTCATCGACGCAAAAATCTCATATGGCAGCGCCTCGGCGAAGACCCGCTTCACGCGCTGCTTGGTCAGCTACGACAACCCGCTGAACAACTACGACACGGACGTCACGGTCTATTCCGATCTACCGCTCCAGCGCCGCCTGGGCGACAAGCCAACTGAAATCAGCGCCATTGGTTGTACTCGGGCATCTGAGGCCCAGCGTCGGGCCAAATGGCTGGTGCTGAGCAACAACCAGGACCGCACCATCAGCTTCAGGACCGGCATGGAGGGTCGTATTCCGCTGCCAGGCTTCATTATCCCCGTCGCCGACTCGCTGCTGGCGGGGCGTGAAATCGGCGGTCGCATTGCAGCTGCGGCGGGCAAGGTCATCACCCTGGACCGCGATACCCTGGCCAAGGCCGGTGACCGGCTTGTTATCAACCTACCCGGCGGGCGCGCAGAAGGGCGCACCGTGGAAAGCGTGAGCGGCCGCGACGTAACCGTCACCATCGCCTACAGCGAAGCGCCTGCTGAACAGCTTCAGTGGGCTATCGACGCTGACGATCTGGCAATCCCTCTATATAGGGTGATGAGAACGGCCAGGACGGCAGAGGGCGACTACGATATCAGCGCCTTGCAATACGAGCCGAGCAAGTTCGCCAGCATCGACACCGGCGCACGCCTGGAAGAACGCCCAATCAGCGTGGTGCCGATCACCGTCGTTCCGGCGCCGGCGAGCGTCACGCTGACGTCAAGCTACGCCGTTAACCAGGGCATCGCCATCAGCACCATGAACATCTCGTGGCCCGCTGTTGCTGGCGCGGTCGCCTATGACGTGGAGTGGCGCAAGGACAGCGGCAACTGGATCAAGGTGCAGCGCACCGGTTCGACCAGTGTCGACGTCACTGGCATTTACTCCGGCGCCTACGTGGCCCGGGTTCGGTCGGTGAGCGCTTTCGAGATTTCCTCGATCTGGAAGAACTCCAATCTGACCAACCTGGAAGGGAAGGTCGGCCTGCCGCCGGCGGTGGCGTTCCTGACCACCACCAGCGAACTGTTCGGTATCGGCATCAAGTGGGGCTTTCCTGCTGGCGCCGAAGACACCCAGCGCACTGAGCTGTGGTACGGCCCTGCGAATGATCTGACGGTAGCGACCAAGCTGGCCGACCTGGCGTACCCACAGGCCGACTACCGCATGCAGTCGCTGCTGGCGGGAGCCTCGTTCTTCTTCTGGGCGCGCCTGGTGGATCGTACTGGCAATATCGGGCCGTTTTACCCGGTGGCGAATGGGGTGATGGGCCAGGCCAGTTCTGATGCTGGGCCTTTGCTCGAAATTCTTACCGGAAAGGTCACCAAGACGCAGCTTGGCCAGGACCTGATCAGCGAGCTGGACGGACTTCAGGACCAGATCGATAGCATGGACGGCCTTGGTGGATACGTTTCAACCCAGGTCTACCTGAAAGGGCAGATGGTGGTGGAGGCGGACCGCATCTACCAGGCGAAAGTGAATGTCCCGGTCAACAACCCGCCGCCCAATGCCACGTACTGGGAGGACGTAGGGCAGTCGCTGGAGGCAGCCAACGGTTTGGCGCAGCAGGTCGGCACCAACACCACCGATATCACCAGGATCGACGGCGTGGTCACGGCGCAGGCCAGCACTACCAATGCTTTGCGCGCCTCTGCACGCGACGATAGTGGTAGCGGTGCGAAGGCTGATGCTCTCAAGGGCTGGTCAAGTACTTCCGCCATTGTCGAGGAAAGCAAGGTCAGGGCAACCGCGATTGAGGCTGAGGCGACGAAGACCACGCAACTGCAAGCAACGGTGGGCCAGAACACCTCATCCATTCAGGAAACCGCTTCTGCGCTAGCCAACACCAACGGCCAGTTGTCGACCTTGTGGTCGGTGAAGATGGAAACCACGACCGGCGGCCAGAAGTACGCGGCAGCGTTCGGCCTTGGCCTGCAGGTTGATCCATCCGGCGTTTCGTCGCAGTTCGTGGTAAGGGCTGACACGTTCATGTTGTTGAACCTGAACAATGGCACTCCTGTGTCGCCGTTCTCGGTATCCGGCGGCCAGACGTTTATCGCTTCGGCCTTCATCGAAGACGGCAGTATCACGATGCTGAAGATTGGCCAGTACCTGCAATCAGACAATTATGTCGCCGGCGTACAGGGGTGGCGCCTGGACAAAGCGGGAAACCTGGAATTCAACGGGCCCGCACCTGGTGGTGGGCGTCTGACAATGACCAACAGAGCTATCAAGGTATATGACGCCAACAACGTTAAGCGCGTACAACTTGGAGATCTATCGGTATGAGTCATGGAGTAAGGACGTGGGATGCTTCAGGTAATCTTCAAATGGATACTGATAGTTACACCTATCAGGTTCTTCATAATTCCGTGTACACGCTCGCCATGGGAGCAATAGTTACAGCAAGCATTGCCGGGTTCGACCCGGCAACATGTACGGCCGTTATACTTCCCACGCAGGCCGCCGCTAATAACTACTGCTACAGCGCTATGCCGTTTATGTCGGTAGGTGTTGGTTCGGTTGTTGTGCGCTCAAAACACCCAAATGAGACTGGCGCTATAGGATCAACAATACAGTTCAGGTTGCTTGTAATGAGGTTCAAAAATTGAATTTCGGTCTATCTGTTGTAAACGATGGAAGCTATGTACAGATAGACTCAGAGCAACCTAGGCTTTGTGCGCTGTACAGTGGAACGTATCAGGCATCCGGTAGTTCATCGGTGTCTGTATCGTTCCCGTCCGCCATAACCACACCGGAACCGCCGTGCGTATTCATTCAGAACAGCGCGGCTAGACCGAATGAGCTTTACACGAGCATGACCATTAACGGAGGTCCTGGGGCGTGGACTGGGTTTTCAATAACCTCCCTGAACATCGACTTCAGGCCCGCAGGCAAGTGGTTTGCGGCGGTATTCGCTTCAATATCTAAGGCCGATTATGGGCTAAGGATGTGGGATGCAAACGGTGTGCTGATTTTCGACTCGGGGGCCGCTCCGGTTATATTCACGAGGGCCAATAATTCATGGTCATATCAGGGGCAGGTTGTTCTAAACGCAACCGCGCAGGCGTACTACTGGGCAAACGGATCTGTTGCGCCGCTAAAATCTGACGAGTACTTCATGATAAATCCATTTTCACGAGGTATTCTGCAAAATCATATTAACTGGCTAAACTCAGCCGTAAGGTTCAATTATTCAGAGAACAGGCTTCAAGTGTTCGGAGTTAGTGCGCTATCGCCATGGACTAACATAGGTGCGCCTGGCGCTGTTTTTGCTAGGCTTCCTGGTACATAGTAAGAGTTCAACATTTAACTTTAAATATCCTGCGCTTGGCGGGTATTTTCCTGGAGAAAAGTATGGTTTGGCAAAGAGCCGGGACAGTCGCTGTACAAAACGGCAGCACAACGGTAGTAGGTGCGAGCGTAGACTTTGCTGCAAGCTCTCGCAATGGAGACTCATTCGTTGGTCCAGACGGCGCGACATACGAGGTCGCCAACGTAGCAAGCTCTACAGTTATTTCTATCTTGCCGGCGTATAAAGGACCGACAGTGAGCGGCGCTGCCTACGCCATCATGCCTGTACAGGGCTATGACAAGATGCTGTCGGATGCCTTCAACTCCCTAAACAACCAGTTCGGGCCGAAGTTGGCGGCTCTTGGCACTACCGGAAACTATGACATCCTGCCGGTGGCAAAGGGTGGCACCGGGCGTACTGTAATAGGTACATCGGTAGTGGCGGACATTACTACAAGCACCACTGATACAGCTGTAGGTCGTGTCTTAAAGGTAGGCGACTATGGCTTGGGGGTTATGACAGTACTTACTGAATTTGGGATAGATGCAGTTACATGGTTTGGCTACAATTACATTAATAGTGGCTATAACACACCGCCGGGCGACCGCTACGGCTGGCTATTTACTAATCCAGTAAGTACTAACTACATAGTTCAAGAATTCAGGTCTGAAGTAGACGGATCTGTATATACACGAGCTAAAATTGGTGGTACGTGGCGGGCTTGGGGAAAGGTTTACAATACCACCAATACAACCCGTGCCGCCGACGGCACACTCAAGGCGATCTGATCATGGCAAGAGCAGCAATTAACGTGTTGGGTGCCACGGGCGTCACCTATGACTTCGTGACCAATGGCGACACTACCGTCATGTCGGCGCGCATATCGATGGGGGTCTATCAAATCACCGGGTGTCTGGGGATGGTTCCGTTCCCGCCGATTGATGACGGGTGGGGCTACACCGTCAACCAGGTAGACCGTCGAGCTGACGTGGAGACCGAATTTTCTGATGGATTGCTGACAGTCACGGTAACAAAGGACGGCCTGCCGTATGACCTGAAGCATATGATCACTTTGCACATCCTGGTACCAGATGCTGCGGTGGTTCAGCCCCCCATGATTGCCACCACCGAAGCAGTTGCAGAGCAGCAGGAAGAGCCGCCAGTAGCTGAAGCCTGATATTCCCCTGAACACCAGAGCCGCCTTTAGCGGTTTTTTTTCGCCTGGAGAAACCCATGCCGATCACCGAGCAGCAGTTGCTGCAGATCCTCCCGAACGCCGGCCGCCAAGCCGGCGTTTTTGTTCCTGTCCTGAATACGGCGATGAACCGTTACGGCATTGTCGGCACGGCGCGCGCAGCTGCCTTCATCGCCCAGGTCGGGCATGAGTCGGGCCAGCTGCGTTACGTGCGCGAGATTTGGGGGCCGACGGCGCAACAGATCGGCTATGAAGGGCGCACCGACCTGGGCAATACCATGAAGGGTGACGGCTCCAAGTACCGCGGCCGGGGCCTGATCCAGATCACCGGCCGGGCCAACTACGACGCGTGCGGCGAAGCCCTGGGCCTTGACCTGATCAGTAAGCCCGAACTGCTTGAGCTGCCGCAGCACGCCGCGATGTCGGCGGCTTGGTTCTGGTCTATGAAAGGCCTGAACACGCTGGCGGATCAGGGACAGTTCGTGAAGATCACCCGGCGCATCAACGGCGGGCTCACCGGCCAGACCGACCGGCAGGCGCTGTATGACAAGGCGCTGGAGGTGCTGGCATGACGCCCGGGCAGATCCTGGCCGCGATCCTGCTGGCGATGGCCGTCAGCGCCGCCGGCGCCTGGCAGGTGCAGGACTGGCGGATGGGCAAGAAGCTCGCCGAGCAGGCCGGCCTGCACAAGGATGACCTGGCGGCGATTACCAATGCCGCCGCCGCCCAAGTACGCGCCGAGCAGGACAAGCACATGGCCCTGGAGCAGCAGCTCGCCGGCCAGGACCAACAACACACCAGGGAATTATCCGATGCCCAACGCAACCAGGCTGTTCTACGCGATCGCCTTGCCACTTCTGATGTCCGGCTGTCAGTCCTTCTCGACGCCGCGGATTCAGCCAGTGGCTGCAACGTGCCTGCCGCTCCCGGCGCCGTCGGCGTGGTTCATGGCGCCGCGCGAGCCCAACTTGACCCAGCGCATGCTCAACGAATTCTCGCCATCACCGGTGACGGGGACCAAGGACTGATCGCGCTGCGGGCGTGCCAGGCATATGTCAGGGCTATCGCGCCCTGACCAAGCCGAGCCTCTGCCGGAGCTCATCAGCTTCTTTCCGGTTCGAACTGGCCGATATTTCCAGGTCTGCGATCTGCTTTCGCATCACTGCGGCTTCGGCTCCACGCTGCCGGAGATAGCCGGCGAACTCATCTTTTTTTGCCTGGGCCTCGGTCAGCATCGCGATCAGGCCGAAGATATCGGCGCGCGCTTTGCGTAGCTGCAGGTTCAGTTCCTGGATCTCGTTTTCCAAAAGCCCGCAGTGCTGGCGGTACATTTCCAGGGGCGAGGGGAGGCCAAGCCACCCGCAGGTGTCTTCATCGATGGGCAT